ATAATTCTTTTTTACGTTAATTCTTCTTGGTGGGTTGTAGTCATCTGTAAAGAACAACAAGTCCTCAACCTTATTTACGCCTGTAAATAAATACTGATCGTTGAAGTTTAGTGTGGTATTCACACCACCTCCATCATCCTTACTAATAACGTGATACGTTACCGTACTACTGTTGGTATTAAAAGAAACTATAAGGTCTAACTTCCCAGTGTTACTGTCAATAAAGTTTGGGTCGTGAATCATCCAATATATGGTCTCTAATGCCCCGTCTTCAAATGCACCTATACACTTTGCGTCAGGAGATATCTTTGTACCGTCCACCCCTATAGCAGTGAGAACCTCATTCCCCTTTGAGTTTTCAATAACACCTATATCTGCTCCCTCGGTAGAACCCATACGAACATTCAATGCGTCAACGTACTGACCATCAGGGATCAGTCGTTCATCGACCATCTTGTTCATCTTACCTTGGGTAAAATTCCTTGTTAAATTTGCCATACTACTTCAACCACTTATCTCTACCCCTTAAGTTCTGTAATAATCTTCCGGGATGTATGTTACTAATTCTGATTTTTGCATTTCTAAGAAGTGCTGCCTTGCGCTTTCTTGCTCTCGCTATGATATACTCCTGTACACCAAGCTTTGAGTTTAGTATTGCAAACTCGATGTATGCGTAAACAAACTCTTCAAACATTTTGTTTACAGTAACTAAGCTATCATCTCCATTCTCCATTCCGTCTGATACGTACTCAAGAACGCACAACTCACCTGCCATACCTGAACTGAAGTTTATAACTCCTCCCTTTGGATTAATCTTAAACGTAGGGTTAGCATTCGCTGTCTCCGTATTTAAACCATATCTCGCTCCGATACCATACTCAAAGTACCAAGCACCATCAATACACCACCCTGCTCTACCGTAGTACTCAGAGTTTTGGTTTAGGTATATGGTCTGCTTCTGTCCCTTTATTCTTTCGAAATCAAGCTGTGAGAACTCAGGCTTAAGTGCATTACCATCCTCATCAAATAGTATTCTGCAATCATTGTCCTGTAGGTATGCCGAAGACCAATTCGTCTGTATGTTCTCCGTAAGTGGCATAAGTAAACCATCTCTATATATGGATATCCTTACCCAGTTAACGTAGTCAGAAGGTAGAACGTATCTCAGAGTGTCACACACACTAAGTTCCAATATCTTTATCTCCTTAAATGCATCGTAGTTCAACTCCTGAATCGCTCTCTTTGCGTGGAATAAAACTTTATACCTCTCCTCGTTGTTTACAAGACTGTGGTTACCTGTGTACATAAGCATATAGTTGTTCACTATATCCTCAAGAGAAACATACTGGTATGAACCCCAATTCTTATCTTCAGGCTGTAAGCCTCCGTTTTCGTAATATTGATATTGTGTTATATAACTCATAATTATTTCTCTTCTTGTGTATTAACTTGATCCTGCGCCTGTCCGAACTGAACTGCTGCAACCTCTCTTATTGACATACCTGCATACTGAAGTATCTTTGATATTAAGTTTACCTCGTCATCGTTAGGTAACTCAAAGTCCTGATAGTCAGGTTGAGATGGATCGAATACAGGTTCTCCATTGGTGAGTGTTACAAATGTCCACTTAGGAACAAATGGGAATCTAATATACTGAGATATTAATTGACCAATACCAATGACTGTATTTGGATATGCCTGTGCCACCAACGCCTCCATTGTGTATGCAGGGTATGTGAGGTTAGGCTTTGTGAGTATAGAGTTGTTTAGCATAGTTATCTTACTATTAGAAACCTTCTCTGCCTCCTTAATGCTATCTCCTTTGTATACGTAGTAGTCTAACGGCTGAACTGTAATAGTATTCGTATTAACAACCAACTCAGTTGCAGCTACACTAAGAACATTAAAGTTCTTTGTTATACCACCTATAACAATACCAACAACATCACCAACGTTTACACCAAGTGCAACAAAGTCTTTAGTGGAATCAACTATGGTATTCGTACCACTTAAACCATCTGTAGTTCCGTTTGTTATTTTTTCGTTGTGAATTAGTATCTTGTTTATTAAGTAGTAATCATTCGATGTAGTAGTCAATGAAGGTAGGAAGTACTCATTCCCTGCTGAGTTTAACAACGGAAGTGTCACAGAGAAAGTATCAATAACCTCCTCTAGCCCCTTTGTAATATCAGCATACCCAGTACCTGAACTACGTCCATTCTCTTTATTAATCTGATAATTGTAAGAATAAAAATAATCTTCAAACAAATCTAACTGAGCCTGCTTGGCAAATAAGTTAAAATCTGACGGGGATATATACCCGTAATTATTCTTATTCAGAATTGACATCACTGTTTGCCTAACTGAATTTATCATCTGTAATCCTTTTCTACAAAGATAATGAAAAAAAAAGACCCCTTCATTTCTGAAGAGGTCCCCTAATTAAACTATATGTTACTTAATCTAGCAATGTTTCTAAATGTTTCAAAGCATCAAGACCGTCATCACTCTTAAGGTAAGAAGCGACTAAGTCAATTGCCTCAGCACCAAACGGTACATTCAACATCTTTGTCTTATTACTTGGTGTGTTATACCAAACTTCCTTTCCACTTTTTCTTAGCTTTAGTATTTCTTGGTCAAATAGTCTTTGAACAATTCCTAAGTGCTTTAACTCAGGGTCATTTACAACCTGTAAAAAGTCAGAAGGATTGTTACGAGCAAATACTAAAACATCTCTCTTCAACTCCGCAGTTGAGACTCTTGATGTATCAGTACCAAATAAAACTCTACATACGTTCTCTAACTGCTCTAGTGAAAGACTCTTAGCCTCAACCATTGCATCTGCCTCTATCATTAAGTCTTGAACCTGTTCCTCAGCATCTTTAGCTTGGTCTACTTCAACAAACTTAGTACCATTCAATGGATGGTAGCTAAGAAACTCTTGAAGGATAGGGTTCTCCTTTGGTACGTGTAGGAATCCATCTTCAAAAACAACAGGCTCTAGTATAGCGTTGTTGTCTTGTTCATCTACAAAGCAAGACTTTTGGTTTCTCGCATAGCGAAGTTCTCTATTGACTCCTGTCTTGTCATCAAAGTGTAGTAAGGAAAATCTTTTTGAATGTCTTACGGGTAGCATAAAAGAAAGTGGTGCTACTCCTGCTGTTAGTTTATAACTTCTAGCTATAAACTTGTTTTGTGTTTTACTTTTCATTTTATTAAAATTTAATTAGAATTTAAAAAAAGGAGGAGTGCATTGCACACCCCTCCAGTATTAGTCATCCTATGCTTGGAATAGGAAGAAGTTGTTTGCACCTAAAGTACATACTGCTCTTTCAGATAGGAAGTGAACCTCCATAGCATCTAAGCTTGAAGTCTCTGCTCCACCTGCTGAACCTGTAATCCAAGACTTGTATCGTCTGTCTTCAGTTTCAGAAGCACGGTAACGCACGTGCAAGAATGGTCGCTTAGCGTTTTTACCAAGAATTTGGTCGTACACTGAAGTCGATCCTGCAGGAACTAAAAGTCCGCTTACTTTACCTGATGTTAAACCACCACGCATTGTTGGATCGTTCAAGTATTTCCAATCAGACTTGTAGAAGTCATATCCTCTACGGAATCCTGTGAATCCTAAGTTCAAAGCCATATCTTTCTCATTGTCAAAAAGACCGTAAGAAGTACCATCAGTACCATAAGAATTCTGAGCAGCTAACATATCGTCAATGTCGAAAGAGAAATCTCGGTCAACAAATACTACGTTCTCCTCAATTGCTCCTTGCTTATCAAGTCGTGAAATAACTGTGTCCCACTCAACTAAAGTAGTTGGGTTAGCACCTGCCCAAACGTTTCCTCGGTTACCAACAGTGTAGAAGATACCTTCTGAACCTTTGTTACCAACGTCACCAGTTGCAGCCGCTGCACCTGAACCTGCTTCAGCAGGAACTGCTTCAATCATTGCTGTTTCTAAGTAGTCATCAAAACGGAGACGAGTCTCGTGTTCAGACTTCAAATACCAAAGGTATCCGTTTGCTCCATTCTCAGTAGTTACTTCAACCCATCCGATTTGAGCCATATCAGAACCTGATACTGCATACTTATCTTTGATGATGATTGGAGAGTTCTCGAAGATGAAATCATCAGACTCCAAAGAGTTTTCCATTCCTGCTGTTCCTTTCTTGAACTCAGAACCGTAAACGAAAAGATCAAACAAATTTGCTACAGTGTGTGTTGCCGCACCACCTGCGTTGTAGAAAGCAACAGTTGCAGTAGGAGCAGTAGCGTCATAATCAACAGCAGTAATAATTGCTTTGTATGAAGCTGTTCCATTAGACTGAGAAAGCATAATAGTTTGCCCAACTCGCAAAGCGATGCTGTTGTTTGCAGTGAACGCAGGGTTACCCTGTGCTACTGGTATAGCAAACGTAGCAGTGTCATCTCCAGCAGTTGTTGCTGTTGTACATCCTGTATATTTAGTATGTAAACGTCCTTGTTCTGCCCATTTGATAAGGTCAGAGTTAGATGGCATTTCTGCACCAACCATTCGCAAGAATGATGAAATTGTTCGGTTACCGTAACGCTCGAATTCTTTCTCATAAGTATCAGGAAGATACTGGTTCAAGAAATCGAAGTTAGTAATGTAATTAGACTTCATTGGCACACGTTGTGCGCTAGGTTGTAAGTCAAAACCTGGTGTACTTTGTACTGACATTTTTTTTGTTTTTTAAAATTATTTTTTTCTACTTCTTATCTTTAAGCCACGACCTGAGTCATTACTCAAAGATTTAATTTGAACACCTGAAGTTGTACTTGATACCTCTGGAGCATTACGAGTAGTCATATTAATATTTTTTAACTTCTTCATTTGCTCATCGGCAGCAGACGATTTACCTTGCTCATAAAAGAACTTGGCAAACTTTTCAGGGTTCATCGCCATTGCTAGTGACCTGTGGTAACCTTCAGCATCCTTCATCATCCCATCTTCATCCAAGAATTTTGAAACAAAATTGTTGGGGTCTAATTGACTCTTCTTGATCTCTTCAGCATCACCCGGTGAAAATACGATTTTGTTGTCGTCAATATTGAACTCAAAACCTTTGAACTCATTGAATACACTATTCGTCTTTTCCATAAACACCTCACTCTTACGAGCGTTTTGTTCTTGAATGGTCTTAGCGTTAGCTATATACTGCTTATATTCCTCGTCTTCTTTTAATTCATCTTCAGAAACTGAATCCCTTCTCGACTCAAGAGGGACTTTGTACTTTTCCTGTTGCTGAACAAAATAGTCCTTGGCTTTTGCAATAGTCTTTTTCTTTGCTAGTTTAATCTTTCTGATATCTTTCTCGTCATCAAGGTCTTCATCGTATGAATAATCCTCCATCAAGTCCTCGATGTCTTCGGCATCTAAGCCTTTCTCAGTAGCAGTAAGATATTCTCTTAGCAGTTTATCAGTGTCCATTTCATCGTAATTCTTTTGCAACTTTGCAAAGTCATCGAATCCACGACCTGTTTCTTTTTTGTACTGTAGATACTTAGAGACATCTTCAGGTAGAGGTTCTTGCTCTTCCCTTACTTGATTCAATTCATCAAGCGATGTAATCTCTCTTCCGTATCTATTACCAATAAATTTAAGAACGTCTTCCTCACTTAACTCTGGGGACGGAGCATCAACAGATTCCTCTTGCTGATTTATTTCTATGTTATCAGATAAATCCACAGTCTCTTTAGACTCTGTATCCTCTGAAGTTGTTCCTTCAAATTCTTCTTTGTGCTTGTCAAGTAGTTCTTGCTCAACCTGTTGAACCGACTTCTCCTCAACACCACTTACTTCTTTTACCTTGAATTCCATATGTATTTAATTTAATTTTTACAAAGTTAAACAAAAAATATTACTGTTTTTGACCACTATCTAGGGTTAAACTCAGCTAAATCAAACCCATCCAAGCTATCCTCATTTGATTCAAATGATATAGGTGGTAGGTTGTTCTTACGCTGAGTAATCATTTTAGACTGCTCAGTGTTAGCTTGACTTATTCTTTCTGACTTTGCTTTTTCTCTTTGGTCTTCTCTGCTCTGTAATGCCTGAGCATCCATCGCTCTCAACTGAACATTTAAGTCAAACTCTTGCTGCATCAACCTAGACTTCAAGTCTGCCTCAGCCTTCATCTTCTCAATCTCGAACGCTATGTCAGCCTGCTTAAACTGCATCTTAGCCTGTGTCTCCATCTGAAGCTTCTGCTGTGCAACCTGTGCCGCCATCTGCTGAGACTGAATCTGTTGTTGAGATTGCATTGCCTGTTGTTGCATAGCCATCTTCTCTTCTCTGTCCTGCTTAGAAACTCTCTTAAGCTTTAGCAATTGGTTAGCAAGCTTCATATTCTTTAACTCTCGAATATCAATTGCATCCTCAAGGTTTATATCACCCTTAGATAAAGCCATCTGAATATTTTGCTCAAGCATTTGTCTCTGCTCCTCATCTGGTGACAACTCTATAAATATACCAAAGTCATATATATAAAGGTCATTGATGTCGTTAAGTATAGATACGTTGTACTTTCCAATTTGGTTTACAAACTCATCCTTGAAATCAGCGTACTGTAATATGTCAGCTATTCTATATGTCATAGCCTCAGCCAAACTC